GTTAGGTATATATGGATTTCTAATTAGTGCATACCAAGAAACTGCAACTAAGATGCAAGTTATAGAACGACAAACGGAAATGTTGCATGAAAAGGAAATGCAATATCAAACCCAATTAAATGTTACGCGTCAAGATAAACAAGCATTTAATAATAACATCACACAACTTACTGGAGCTTTAGCAAATAACCGAATTCAATATACAGATGCTCGAGGAAATCAAGTAATTAAAACATCAGATGCAAATCGCAATGCATATCAACAACAATTGCAATATGCCAATCAACAATTGCAACGCATAACTGATAAAGAAACTTCATTAATGGATTCTGTTACTAGTTTGCAATTACAACAAGTAGACTTACAATCTAATTCAGATGTCGCTGCAGAAATTGGTCCATTAAAATATATTGCTAAAATATCAGGATATCCGATGGATATTATTGTTAATTGGTTGATTATTCTGTTGATTATTGTGTTTGACCCACTAGCAATAATGCTTTTGATTGCTGCTAATCGTGAATTTGCAACACCGAAAGAAAGTTCATTAGAACCTGTTATTGACCCTAATATCACAATCGAACAGGAGCCGGAACCTATTAAACAACCGGAAATATTGTCTTACTGGAAAAAAATAATAAATGAGCGTAAAAAGTAAAACTGCGAAACCGCCAAGAGGTTATAAAAAATTGCAATGTAAATATTGTGATAATGTTTCAGAACGCGTTGATGAGAAAGCAACTGCTATTACATGTTGGCAATGCACCCAAAAATTAGTAGGTGGTCAACATTTGGAAGTTAGAAAATAATTTCTTATAATAGATTTATGTTAGAAGCAGAAAAAATCAAATCAAATTGGGAACAATATCGCCAGGCGGTAAATGATTACTTTCCAACCCGCAAAGACCAACTCAACCGAATGTATGATGATTTTGAAGATCGCATGGTAATGATGCCAGCATCTTCGATGGCTCACTTCCACAATGCTTTTGCTGGCGGATATGTAGATCATGTACTTCGAGTTATTGCATGCACTGAGAAACTTTATGAGTCTTGGGCAAGTATGGGTGCTGATATGTCAGGTTATACTATAGAAGAACTTCGTTTTGCAGCAATGCATCATGATTTAGGTAAAGTAGGATTTCCAGGCGAAGGCAATGAAGTTTATCAAGTTGAAACATCAGATTGGCATCGCAAGAATCAAAACAAAATGTATAAAGCGAATGAAAATATTCCATTTGCTATGGTACCAGATCTTTCAGTTTGGTTGCTTCAGCAATATGATATTAAAATGTCTTGGACAGAATATCAAGCAATCAAAATACATGATGGAATGTATGATGATGCAAATAAACCTTATTTCGTTGCTCGTTCGGCTCAAGCTAAATTAAAAACTAATTTACCAGTTATTCTTCATCACGGAGACCATATGGCTGCGCAAATTGAATATGAGCGTTGGAGAAATAAAGATAAAGCTACTCCAAAGCCAATTGTTGAAAAAAGCAAAGTAACTAAAAGTAATGGTTTGAAAAATCTTGCTGAAAATAATCCTGAAGTAGAACAAACATTGACAGATTTATTTAAAGCATTTAACGAAGAATAACATGATATCAATTTTAATTATTTTAGTATTATCAGCAGCAATTACATATCTGGGTTACCGAGTTTGGATGTTAGCTGGTATGTTAGCAGACGCTCAAGAATATATTGAATTGTTGGAAACAACGAATGAATATATGTATACGAGAATCACTCAATCATATGATGCAATGAAGCAAATTGACCGATTAGGTGCATTTGAATCAGAAGATGAAGCAGGCACAACATTTGAAATGTTAAAAGAAGTAGTAACCGAATTAAAAAGTGAATTTGACAATGGCACGAGCGAGGAAAAATAAAGTTTATTTTACAAAAATAACAGATATGGCTATTTCAGCCTATAATCAATCTGCAGATGATAATGCATTCCGTGAGAAAATTTATCGAAGATTTATCTATCCGCCATTCATGAAGTTGGCAGAGAATATCATCAATAAAATAAAACCAGATTATATTGATTCTTCTTTTCAAGATTTGCAAACAGATTTAGTTACATATTTAACAGCTCGCCTTGACAAGTTTAATCCAGCTAATGGTAAAGCATATTCTTATTATACAAGAACATCATTTAATTATCTAATTGCTGAAAATCAAAAAGGTTATGCTAAAAGAAAAGCTGACACACAAGAAATTGATATTGATGATCAACGAAATATTATAACTGAAATGCATAATGATGAAATGCGCGAGACATTAAAATATTTCATGGATGCATATATTAATTACTGTTATGATAATTTGAATTATATCTTTACTAATCCAACAGATATCCACGTAGCAGATTCAGTTCTTCATATTTTTGAAACACGAGAAAACATTGAGAACTTCAATAAAAAGGCTCTTTATATCTTTATCAGAGAGCGTACAGGATTCGAAACTACAAATATTACCAAAGTTATTAAAACTTTAAAACAAATTTACGTTGACAATTTTAAAGAGTATGAACGTACAGACTTCGTAAAATTGCCCTTTTGATATTTATTATTAAAAGGTTTTACGGATATGGATAAAAATGACGAACTCTTTAAAGGCACGAGCTTTGCGGATTTGATGAATGATGTATATCATAATTCGAAAAAGAAAGATCGGCAGATGAATCATTTGATTGCATCATTGCAACCATTGATTAAAAATGCATCTGATGCTACGATTATTATTCCATTAATAAAAGAGATATTAGACGTGTCAATTAAAAATGATGACCAATTGGTTAAATTGACAGCTATTGCTCAACGTTATATTTCTACCAAGCAAACAATTACAGGCGCTGATAGTTTGTTAAGTGATGATGAAAAAGAACAATTACTTAAAGTAGCAGCTCAAACATTAACTGAAGATTTAAACGATGTATTCACTACAGACGATTATGATACAACTCGTTTAGCTAAAAAAGTTGAAGATGTAAAAGCGAAGTTTGAAAAGGATGCCGATGCGTCAAATTGAATGGGATGTAGCTGAAGTATTAGATTATGATTACACTTACCAGTATGTTCCATCTGGCAGTAATTATTCTACAACTAATAAATTATTTGCATTAAAAGTTAGATCGTGTTCTACATTTTATAATGATAAAACATATCTTGCTAAACCAGCAAATATCAATTTCAAACAAATACCTCTAGTAGGTGAATTTGTTATAGTATACAAAACATTTAATGAACAATCCACTACTAATAAATGGCGTGAGACTTGGTATTATGTTTCTTCTATCGATGTTCAATCAGCAATTAATGAAAATTTATTGCCAGGATTATCTAATGGATTAGATGATGTTGAAATTAATGAAGTAACTCCAGGAAAAACATTTGTTCGTCAGACCATTTCACCCCTTCAAGCATATGAAGGAGATTATCTTTTAGAAGGACGAAATGGAAATAGTATTCGGTTTGGTAGTACTGTTGCGACAAATTATCCAACAAATTATTATACAAAACCACCTAAATGGTTTACCCCAGGAGCAACATCTGGTGATCCGATTATAATTTTATCTAATGGTAGAAAAAATCTTCCAAATAAAGAATTTGTAGTTGAAGACATCGAAACAGATGCATCATCTCTTTATTTAACATCTACTCAAACTATTGATAACTTAAAATATTCCAGAGAATTAACTGGATATTCATATTCAGCAAATGGTTCACATTTAATTGGAGTAGCTGATAGGATAGTATTACGTGCAAAGACAGATATTGCAGTTATTGATGCTGAAGAAGGTATTATATTAAATACGCCAGGCAAAGTTAGAATAGGTGCATCAGATGCAACTCAACCATTAACATATGGCAATAAGCTCAAGGATATACTTGAGGATATAGTGCAAGTATTAGCTCAGGGTACAATAGGTCCAGGTGGACCGGGAACGCCCGTAGCCGCAGCTAAAATTAGCGAAATAGCAGGTAAATTAGGTGGATTAAATAGCACTAAGTATTTCATAAAGGAAGAATCATAATATGGCTGTTGCTCCACCGCTAGATGTATTAGTTCAAAAAGCTCCAGTAGCTTTGAGTTTGTTAGAAACACAATTATTCAAGGTAACTAAAAAGTTATCTGAAAAAGTCACTGAAGTTTCTATGGAATGTGACAAAATGCCAAAAGGCATAAGTTGTTCAGATCCACAAGTAGTTCGAGTAAAACAAATACTCGAGCAAATTCAAACCATAGTGCAAAAGATTGCAGATATTTTACGTATTGTGAATATTGTATATGCAATTTGTGTTGCTGTTGCTGCAGCTGCATATGGATACATTGCATTCCGATTATCAGTTCCAATACCATCTATTCCTGCAGATATTGAATTGCTAGAAGCACAAAAACAATTGGCTGCTAATATTATTAGTGCATTAGGAAAAATAAGTGTAGTTATCGGAATCGTTAATGTTTCAGTTCAAGGATCTTTAGGCGCATTGGCAGCATCTTTAAATTTAATTTCATCAATATGCCAAGATGAAGTATTCGTAGTATTTTCTGCAACACAGAATGCTATAGATTTTACTTCGATTGCAAATACCGATTTATCTGCATTGAATGCCACTTCTTCAAAATTTTATCAAACAGTAAATGTATCAGAAGATGATATTAAATCAAGACAAACGGCATTAGATACATTAATATCACAACAAAGATCTTTATTAGATTTATTAGAAGCACCTAGCCGTGTTATTGTGTTAACAGGTAATAATTTACCTAATGATAAGGTTGGAAAAGCTGGAGATTTTGCAATAAATAATAATACTCAAATGATATACGGCCCAAAACCTTCAGATACTGCTTGGAATTAGTTCGTAAAATACTACTACACATATTTATAATAAAATTATCTTATGGATTCAAAAACATTAATAAAAGCACTAAAAATAGCCGTACGTGAGGTTATTAAAGAAGAATTAACTGATATTCTTCGTGAAGGCTTACAATCTACTATTACAGAGATGAAGCAGCCAGTAATGCCAGTTAATACATCAACACCTGCGCCTAGAAGAAAAACTGCACAATTTGCTGAAAATAAATTTGCGGATATTCTCAATCAAACAGACCCAATTATGGAGCAAGGTCCGATGGCAATGAATAGCTTTGCTGACTTGATGAATGAGGGTATGGATGATACCATTTCAATGACATCAAAAGATGCCCAAGGATTTGGTCAAATGCGAGAAACAATGAGAGCAGCGATTACAGGACAACCATCAGCTCCGAAAATTATGGAAGATCCTGAAACAGGTAAAACCTTTGAGGTACCTGTAGAAGTACAACAAGCAATGACACGTGATTATTCCGCATTAATAAAAGCAATGAATAAGAAGAAAGGTAATTAGTGGGATACCGAGTAATATCGACAACAGAAACAGGTACAGCAAATACCGCGACACCAACAGTGTTGGGTATTTCTTACAAATCAGCTGATGCTATTTTTACTCCTATTTATACTACTACTGAACAAGCTTTAGAAAATTTAAAAACACTTTTATTAACTCGAGTTGGTGAAAGATATGGATATCCACAATTTGGTACACATTTATTAAATGTATTATTTGAGCCAAATGTTAATGAATTGAAAACTACAATTGATGATATTATTACATCTAAAGTTTCAATTTTCTTACCATACATAACAATAAACGAAATAAAAACAATAACTAAAGAAGATGACCCTGCTGCAGATCATTATGTGACGATCACAATAAATTTTGCTGTAGGTAATTTTGATACAAGATCAATTCAACTTGCAGTTAATGATGCAGGCGTATTGACAGTTGAAACTATATAAGGATAATAAATGGAAACTAAAGACGTTTCATATTTGGGGAAAGACTTCAAGCAGTTTAAGCGAAACTTAATTGATTTTGCTAAACAATACTTTCCAACAACTTATACAGATTTCAATGAAGCTTCACCTGGAAGTTTATTCATCGAAATGGCTGCTTATGTAGGGGATGTTTTATCTTATTATGCAGATAATAATTTAAAGGAATCTTTATTAGAACAAGCTTCGGAACGAACTAATATTTATGATCTTGCCAAGGCTTTAGGTTATCGTCCATTAAATGCAGTACCAGCTTATACAACGTTAGATGTATTCCAATTAGTTCCAGCTATTAATTCTGGTTCTAATGTGCAGCCTGATTTCAGATATGCATTATCAATTAAACCTGGTATGCAAGTAAAACAACAAAACGGTGCGGCAATATTCAGGACGTTAGATGGGATAGATTTTGCATTTTCATCATCAGTTAATCCAACTGAGATAACGATATATGAATCAAATGAGTCAACAAATCAGCCAACATATTATTTGTTAAAAAAATCTATTAAAGCAGTTTCTGGGGAAATAAAAACTGCTAATTACACATTTGGAGCTCCGTTACCATATGATAAAATAGTTTTATCTGAAACTAATATTATCGAAATCATTTCAGTTGAAGAATCAGATGGTGATAACTGGTATGAAACTCCATATTTAGCTCAAGACACTATTTTTGAAGCTGTACCTAATTTAGTTGAAAATGATCCTGTTTTATCTGCTTATAGATCATCTTCGCCATTCTTGTTAAAAATGAAAAAAACAGCTAAACGTTTTATTACACGGTTAAGAAGTGATAATCGTTTAGAAATGCAGTTTGGTGCTGGTATTTCTTCAAATAATGATGAAGAGATTGTGCCTAATCCAACCAATGTAGGGAATGGATTAACTGCTCTACGTAGAGGTGTTGATGTTGATATTGATCCATCTAACTTCCTTTATACTAGAACATATGGCCAAGCGCCAAGCAATACTACATTAACTGTAACTTATTCAGTAGGTAATGGTATTTCTGATAATGTTGCTGCAAATGTATTAACTCAAGTTAACTTTGTAGAATATAATGAAGATGTTAATTCTACAAATAATAGTGGTATTGTAAATTTTGTAAAAAACAGTTTAGCAGTAAACAACCCGGATCCGGCAACTGGTGCAAAAACCGCTGATACATTGCAAGATATTAAAAATAATGCATTAGCTAACTTTGCAACACAAAATCGAATGGTGACACGTGAGGATTATATTATCCGTGCTTATTCAATGCCAGCTAAATTTGGTAGTGTTTCAAAAGCATATATTGTTCCTGATGATCAAATTGCTCAAGATACATTAGAAAATACTCGTTTAGCAAATCCATTAGCATTGAATATGTATGTGCTTGGTTTTAATGAGAATAAACAATTGGTAAATTTAAATACGGCAATTAAAGAAAATTTAAAATCATATTTAGATTATTATCGTATTTTAACAGATGCTGTTAATATTAAAGATGCATTTATTATTAATATGGGATTGGATTTCGAAATCTCAGTTTTATCAAATTATAATAGTAATGCAGTAATACTTCAATGTATCAATGCATTAAAAACATATTTTGATGTTGATAGATGGCAAATTAATCAGCCGATTATTAAATCAGAAGTAATGAATGTAATTGCTAAAGTTAAAGGCGTACAAAATGTTATAGGTGTTGCTTTTATGAATTTATATGATACTGACTTAGGATATTCAGGTAATACTTATGATTTAAATACAGCAACAAAAAATGGTGTGATATATCCTTCATTGGATCCAAGCATATTTGAAATACGTTTCCCTAATCAAGACATTAGAGGTCGTGTTGTAAATTATTAAAAGAGAGAATAAAAATGGGTAGAATTAGAACGAATAAACAATATATTGTACCAGGTGCGTTAATTTCAGCAAGTTATGTTAGTGATTTATATGATTTAGTTACTGGAAACATGTATGAAGATTCTGTATTATCAGGATCTTTAACTGTTACTGGTAGTATGTATGGTAGATTAACAGGTACTGCGAGTTTTGCTGATCATGGATTTTATGCATTTAATTCATCTCATTCAATTTGGTCTGATTCTGGATCTACATCATTAAGTGCATCTGTTGCTCAATTTGCTACATCTGCAAGTTATGCTCCTAATACGGGAGTTACTAAAATAGTTGCTGGAACTAATGTATCTATCTCACCAGCATCTGGTATAGGAGATATTACAATTTCAGCATTAGGTAATCAAGGCGATGGTACTGTTGATTTTGCAGTAACATCAGGATCTGCTGAATATTTATCTGTTCCTAATAAATTAGTATTAGGCGGAGTTGTAATGATAGATTTAGGGGAATTGCCAACCGCAGATCCGCATAATGCAGGTCAATTTTGGAGAAGTGGTAACTTTGTAATGGTTAGTTTAGGATAAGAGATGTTTAGAATATTTTACGCAGAAAAAGATACTACATTATATGAACAGTATGAAAATATTAATACTGGAATTGATGAAGTATTAGAAATAGGAAAACGATTACAACCAGACGGGTCTGTAAAGAAATCTCGAGCGATTGTTAAATTTGATATGGCTGAGGTATTAGCTGCTATTTCAAAATATAACATTGATTTATCCCAAGCAAAAGCAGTGTTGCAAATGTATACAACACATGCAAAAAACTTGCCAGCTAAATTTACAATTGATGCAAAAATAGTTGCACAGCCATGGGAAAATGGAACTGGATTTTATTCTAATACAACAACAACTGCGGATGGAGCTACATGGGCTTTGCCATATGCCACTTGGTCAATGGATAACCAAACAAGCAATATGTGGATTTCAAGTTCACAGAATATTCGTGTCAATAATTCAACGTTATTAGTAGAAGGATCTGGTAAAGGTGGAAGTTGGTTAATACAACAGAATGGTGCGGCTGGAATATTTGACACGTCATCATTTAACCAAAACTTCTTCCAACAAGGTGGATTATCATCTATCAATAATATGTCTTTGCAACCAACAGATATTTATATGGATGTAACTGAAGCGGTTAAATTATGGATTAGTGGAAGTGGCGGCCATACAATTGAGAATAATGGATTCTTATTCAAGTTTTCAGATGCAAATGAATCAGATAATAGCAATGTTGGTTATATTCGTTATTTCAGCAAAGAAACTCATACCATATATGTCCCTAAATTAACGTTATTATGGGATAACCGCACTTTTGATACAGGATCGTTATCATCTGTTAATCTAGAGTCATATTCAATCTATACCAACGTTAAACCGACGTATAAAGATACAGAAGTTGCTAAAATTCGAATATATGCTCGAGATAAATATCCTAGAAAGTCACCTACTAATTTATTTCCATATGAAACAGTAAAAGTCTTACCGTTAACTACTTATTATTCGGTTATGGATGCTGCTACAGATGAGACCATAATTCCGTTTGATGATATTTATACTAAAGTAAGTTGTGATGAAACAAGCAATTTTATTTATATGGATATGAACGGATTTATGCCAGAACGTAATTATCGTTTGCAATTAAAAATTGTAGATGGATTTACGGAGCAGTATATTGACGACCAAATATATTTTAAAGTAGTTAGATAATGTCAGACAAAAATGTAATACCATCCACAGTAAATGCTGCAACGATTGATAGCACAATCAAATACCAAACAAATGGTTTATTGGTTGTAACTAATAATACTGCAGTGGTACCGCGAAATGAAGCTGGTGCGATTCCTATCGAAGATGGTAATACAACGCCTACTATTTTAGTGGTAGAGCCAATGATTAAACAAGTAACTACTAAGTCAATGTTACGAGTTGTTAATACTCAATTTTCATATTATAAATTCCCAGCTCGTACGGTATTAGCAGAAGAGCCTGAGTTGAATTTGGATTTAGACTTAACTATTTTAGATGAGATAGATCCTATTTATGCTCGTTATGCTCCATCAGAAGATCGTAGGATTCCTGCAAGTGAAGTATATTCTGGAATTTTAATGGATGAAGTTGTCGATGGTTTATTGCAACGAAAACCGAATCGATATTATATTTCACCTGCAATTAAAAATAGCGGAAAAGATTTACGTTTCCGAGCGACTATTGAACATCGATATGATTCAGGGAATGCCGGAGAATTAAGTAGAGCTTATTTTTCATTGATTAAAACTTCAACTGATACTGGTACAGATCGTGAATGGAAAACATATCAAGCGCCAGACAATGGGGCAATTTATCAATATGAAGTACAAAAATTATTTATTGACGAAATTATCCCAAATTCAGAATTACGAATTGGAGATACCTATAGTATAGGTGCAAAATGTACGATAAATGAAACATTTAGATACCATACTATTACAAGTGCAACAACACATTGGTCAATAACTGATGCATCTAAACAAGTTGATGAATATAACGAGCCGGAATAATAGATGATATCTCAATATAAAAATATCACAGAAATAAAGACAGCAAAACAAGCAGTTAGTGCTGCTAGAATTTCTCGGTCTAAAACTGAGTTTTTGTCTTATGATTTTGCAGAACCGGTTACGTTAAATACGGATTTATTAAATGTTACCGATGCGCATCGTACAGAGTTTCATGTGTATGTTGGAGATACTTGGATAACTGGTAATCATCGGATTAACCAAGTTCCAAAATTATCTAAATATACTGATCCTATAACTAATGGCGTTATAAAGATTAATGCTGGTATTGGAATTGATATTACAAAACAATTTCAAGATTTAAAATTAGCTAATGGTAATTTCCGAATTGCTGTTAACTTCTTTAAAAATTTAATTGGTAATTACGAACGTCAACATTTACGTATCGATGAAATATCTCCGGACAGAACGGAAATTCGTCTCCGTGCCATTGATGCAGATGACTCAGAGTTTTTACAACAGATAACTAATTATATTGCTAAAGTAGATCAGACAGGTGCTAAATTTCATAAAACCTATTTATTAAACTTTTCACGAAACAAATGTGTATTGTTTGTAAATAGTGTTGTTATGGGTGAGTATTTATATGTAAAATTATACGAGCCATTACCAACTGAATTTGATGTTGATTTTAAATGTTGGGTAGTTGAAGAATTAAAGCCAGCAGTAATTGATACAGTTACAGTTTCACCTAAATCAGTTACTAAACAATTTAATTCATTAGCAGGTCCGAATTGGCAAGCAAATTATTCTTATAATACATCTGCAGAAGCAGGGTTATCTAATTGGACGGAATTATTAGGATCATCATTAACTACATCTCAACAAATTGTGGATTCATATTTTTCGGGCAGTTTGGCTGGAATGAAATTGAATATTGATTATTCTGATTTTAATAACTTTGTATTTTATAGTTCAGCAACAGAACGTATTGCAAATTTCCGATACAAATTAGAGTTAATTGAATATTATACAACTCAAAGTCTTTATACATCAACTTTATCGGGAAGCACGGCAACAACTAATGTTTCAGATTTTACCACATTAAAAAATAATCTTATTGGTGGGTTTGATGGATTTGAAAATTATTTGTATTATGCAACTTCAAGTCAATTAACTACATTTAATAATCCACTTGATTTTGCAACAGTACCGGAATTGACGGGTAGTTATTTGCCACCAGTTCCTAAATCAACTGCTGTAAAACCATTTACTTTATTCCCTGTAAAAAGTACTGAATTTTCTAATTGGTACAACACAGCAATGAAGAGCGCATCATTT